CGAATGGTTACGCCTTTAACCCCCGAGAGGTTTCTCGAGGCTTATACGGGGCGTAAACGACGGTTGTATGAGAAAGCTTTGGCTAGCTTGAGCATTGAACCACTCAGCTGCAAAGATGCATATGTGCAAAGTTTTGTGAAGGCGGAAAAGTTGAACTTAACTAATAAACCGGATCCTGATCCACGGATTATACAACCAAGGAACCCTAGATATAATCTCCGGCTCGGTGTGTACATCAAAGCATGTGAACATGTGATCTATAAGGCGATTGACGAGATGTGGGGGGGACGAACGGTGATGAAGGGTTTGAATGCTGACGAAAGAGGTGATGCCGTAGCAGAGGCTTGGCGGAAATATAAGGATCCAGTAGCGGTAGGCTTAGACGCGGAGCGGTTTGATCAACATGTCTCCCAGGCTGGCTTGCGTTACGAGCATTCCTTTTACCACGCCATCTTTGGCAATGATCGGCTTCTCCGTTGGCTACTCATGCTTCAGTGTATAACGCGAGGGTTCTGTCGATGCTTCGACGGGGTCATCAAGTACATAGTTAATGGGGGTCGATGTTCCGGTGATATGAATACATCACTGGGTAATATTATCCTCATGACATGCATGATGTGGTCTTTCTGTGTCGCTTTCTTCCTCCGTTGCTCGCTGATAAATGATGGCGATGACTGCGTAATGATTATGGAGCGGTCAGATCTTGGTGGTTTTGTTAACAATGTGGAGGGCTGGTTCGCTGATCTAGGGTTTAGAATGAAGGTAGAACAACCTGTTTATAAACTCGAGCACATCGAATTTTGTCAGTCTCATCCTATCGAAGTGAGGCCTGGGGTGTACCGTATGGTACGGGACCCTCGTATCGTTTTGAATAAGGATCTAACTGTAATTAAACCCATCCAGCACCAAGCTGATTTTGACTTCTATCGCAGGGCCATCGGATTGTGCGGTATGTCACTTGCTGGTGACGTTCCGGTGTTCTGCCAGTATTACCAAACCTTGATTCGAGGTACCAACGAGTCAAAGCGTAAGGTGGAATTGGAAACCGGGATGCAGTATTTGGCATTACGCATGACCCATAAATTCAGCGAACCCAGTAAGGTAGCCCGCGTATCTTTCTGGGAGGCGTTCGGCATCACCCCCGATCTACAAGTAGCCTTAGAACATGACTATGCCCGTGCCACCCTTAAATGGGGCACGCCTGATCACACATTCGGGTTTGGCAACCTAATTGCTGAGCTGGTGTAGGCAACACCAGCTCGTCCTAGACCGGTGAGCGACCGAAAACGCATGGAGTCCTGATGTCCTAGGGCGTCTGGCCTGTGAAGTTAACACAGAGGCCGTATAGACGTTTTTGCCAAGGAGACCAAATTGGTTGTGTGCCCCACGTAAAACTTACCAAGCTAACCAAAATGCCGAGAGACTGCACGGCTCTGCCCACTCGCGGTTCATCAGGATGTTCAGTCCCTCTTCATGATGAGGCATTCCATATTATCATGAACAAATCAAAATCAAAGAAGCGCACCAAGAAGGTGCAAGGCGTAGCGGCTGCTTATGTCAGCGTAGGAGGGTCCTCCGCAAGGAGGGACCGTGAGGATAGGGGCATGGATATAATCGTCTCATCGGTGTTGGGTAACGCCAACTTTACGTGCCTCGGTTATTCCGTGAACCCCGGGTTGGAGGATACCTTCGAGTCGTTGTCGAAAGAGGCTGAACGGTATGACTGTTATGAATTCACAGAGTTGGCATTCCACTTTGTGGGCACAACAGTCATCACAACTACCGTTGGTCAAATCGGCATGGCTTTCGAACCAAACCCCAATTCTGGCGTACCACAAACTCAAGCAAAGTTTTCGGCTTACGAGTGCCATATTTCGTCCAGTGTTTATAAACCGGACGGGCTATGGTTACACGTACCCAAAGCCATGCTTGCTGGTAGGCGGTACGTGCGCAGGGGCATCGAGGGTTCTAATTTAACCCTTTATGACCCAGGTTCTCTTATCGTCATGGTTCGTGATGAAGCTGGTGCCACGACTATAGGGTACATTGAAGTCCACTACAAAGTTCGGTTTTCGAACTTTCATTTGGAACCAAATGCTACACCCTACAGGCGTAACGTGTTGAGAGTTGGACGAGCCGCTGATTTGGGTGTAGTTACAGCAACACCCACCATCTGGGACTTGGACACTGTGTTCGAGGGGGGCCTAGTGCACTCATTGTCCACAGGTGCCATAACCCTTGATCCTGGTTTCTATGTCATCATAGCAAACATGGTTTGCTCTGACACGGCTGTCGAAACATTCAGCGGGCTTCTCGATATCTCTCTCTCAGGCACATCTAAGGGTTTCGGGTACTTTTCAAGTGCTGGCGTGGCGAATAATAATTCTACCATGGCATGCACCTGCCTTGTACCAATTGACACTAGCAGCAACGTCGTACCCTATGTGACGCTAACAGGCGCTGCTGGCACGTTGAAGGTGGAGTATATCTCTTCCATCACCGTCCTTGCTCTTTAAACGCGTTTGATTGGGCGCCTAAGTGATGTGACTTAACATCCGCCTTTTAAGCAACCAGTGTGCAGGGTCATGCATACAACCGCAATCCCAAAATGGTAGGGACTGCAGGTGGACCACCCCGAAATGGCAACCATTTGCCTGGGCAGGGGGAGGACACCAGCTAGCACG